CATCACGAACCTAACGGCGAGGACACCATACCTACGTGGTTATGGATAGGAGCAGGTGGTCTCCTAGTCTTCACAATCATATGTTTTCTCATCATGCTTGCAGGAATGCTCTATTGGTGATATACTGGGAGGGTTAACACCCTCTTTTTTTATGGAAACGCTTGAAATATTTCCTACACGATTGATCATAGGGTCTTGTCCTATGTTGAAACATTTCAGCGAAGACTTGGTGGACTATCTCTATGACTACTCTAGTAAGCATGAGTCTGTTTCTATGAGTAACATAGGTGGTTGGCAATCCAATGCTTTCATGTATCGTGAGGAGAGTTTCAAACCGTTTAGGAATTGGATGTGGAATACCTTGGAACCATATGTGAACAGGGTGATGCAACAGATTGAAGAGTATAGTGATAACCGTCCTAACCTTGAACTATACAATGTATGGTTTAATATAAATGGTACTGACTCAGTAAACCTGACGCATACACATCCACACTCCCTTTATTCGGGAGTCCTATGGATCAAGACACCAGAAGATTGTGGTAACTTGGTATTGATTGACCCATCACATCACAATGTCGCTGGCACCGTTCCTACTGAGTATGAATTCCAACCAGTAGAAGGTAACATAGTCCTCTTCCCATCACACGTTCCACACTATGTGAAACCCAACAACTCAGACGAGGACAGAATTTCTGTTTCATTTAATATCGTATTAAACTAATGAAGATCACTGCTTACACAACCTCAGGATGTTTTTATTGTATTCAATTGAAAGAACTTTTCAAACGTGCTAACCTAGAATACGAATTGGTAGAATGTCATGACGTAGACCCTCTGTTTGTAGAGAACTATAAACAATTCAAGAAAGACTATCCTGATGTGGGTGGATACCCATTTGTAGTCATTGATGGTGAGAGAATTGGTGGCATTGTCGAGACTGCTAAATTTCTTAAGGAAAAAGGTTTAGTATCTTCGAGAAAAAATGAAAGAACTTAAAATAAATAAAGGCATAGAGCTCATGCTTAGGGGGGCTAAACCGAAGGAAGAAAAAGATCCAAAACCCGATAAGGGTTTTGCAATCACTAAATTATTCACCCTACTAAAGCGAAGAGTCTACTTCAACTTTGAACTTTGGTGGGATAAGGAAACATAAAGTTCGGAGTTGAACATGGCACAAGCAACAATCATTTACTTCTCAGCAACCGTATCATTCATCTTCCTCTGTGTAGGTGTCTTTGCTGGATGGACAGTAAATGAGAAACTTCACGAGTACATGTATGCCTCTCAGGAGGACAATGTACACCCCGAAATGTTAGACTCAGAAGGACAATGGATCAACGAAGAACTTCTCTCGGTTCGTTTTGTAGATGAAACCGAAGAATATGACGACGACTAAATATTACTACGACATCATTTAGGTTATGCAATTATTACTTCATGAAGTGCTGCAAAAAGTAAGCAACGCTAAGACAAAGGCACAGAAGATTAAACTTCTTCAATCACACAACACACCAGCACTCAGACAAATCCTGATTGCAAACTTTGATGAGAGTATCATCTCAATGTTGCCTGCTGGTGAAGTTCCTTTCACTGCTAATGATGCTCCAGAAGATACAGAGCATACGAAACTTGTACATGAGTATCGTAAGCTCTATCTTTTCTTTAAAGGAGGAGCAACTATCTCACAGTCACGTAGAGAAACACTCTTTATTCAACTGTTGGAAGGACTACACAAAGGAGAAGCAGATGTTCTGTGTCTTATGAAAGACAAGAAGATTGGTAAGCGTTGGAAGATCACTAAGCAGTGTGTTGAGGAAGCATTCCCTCAGATCCAATGGGGAGGACGTTCCTGATGGGTAAAGGTTGTAGAATTATCCATCAAGATTGTGATCCCACCCTCGCTCAAGATAAAAGTCTTCCATACAATACCTTCCTGATTGAATACATTCAGGAAGGTTTAACTAAATTTGATATCGCATCTGGTCCCAAACAAGTAGACATTTTTGATGACTATTGGGATAAATACAGCAGTGATTTCAAGAACATGACACAAACTGAGGGTAGAGTTAACCCGAAGATGTGGAACGACCCAAGTAAACCTAGCAAAAAGAAATGAGCGCAAATCAAAAAGGCAACTGGTGTATTTTCTACCGCAAGATGTCTGAACCAACTATTTGGTACACGATGAAACTGTGGAGGAACGATGGTGTCTTGGTAAGTGCAAAGACTTATGACGAGGTTTATAAATTCGGTAGGTACAAAGAAGCATTCGACTTTGCAAAGAATTTAATTACAGAAGAACCAACACCCAAGTATGATGCCGAGGTTCGCCGTGTCTGCAAAGCGAGAAATCAGGCATTTTATTTGGCAAGTTGCTAAACGGTATCGAATGTTACCGTTTGCTAACAATATATAGATATGGTATAATTACCATACGTTCATCCCGCTCTCGGGTGGGACGCAAGTAAGTCGCGGAACGGAGCGTTCATCCCATGGCAGAAATTCTTCTGTATACCACTCTAAGTTGTACTCAATCCAGTGCTTTAATGCTCAGGATTCAGGCCAATGAAAATCTACCTGATAATGTCAAGGTAGAACTGGTCGAAACCGTAAGGGACTCGGCACCAGAATGTGATTGGTATTGGGACGCAAACGACTGAAGGAACGGGGCTCAAATCCCATCCTTTAGGAGACCTACAATGAACACCTTAAATCTCATTCGCAAGCAGATCAAAAAAGCTGCTGCACTTCATGACGCTCAGATTACTCACACTTCGTATCGTGGTGTGAAGTATGACACCCGTTGTGTTGAGATGTCTAACCCACATGGCACTTTCTGCTATCGTGGTAAGACTTACACCAAGTGATCGTCATGTTAGCATTACAAGTAGTCGGACTAACGTCCTTAGCATGTGTTGCTTTCATAGGGATGATCTACGGAGAACTTAAACTTCTCCACAAATAATCGAGGGGGGTTGCGACCCCTCTTTTTTTATCTTTACATTAAATGTGTAGCAAGATATACAAAAAATAAGAGTCATTGTATGACTCATTGATTCTGTCAAAATTTGCCAGTGTCTTGTCTAGATAGTGGTAGAATTATGTGAGGTGAAAAAATGAACCCTTACCCTCTATTACATCATGGTTCATTGTATGAGGGCGACCAATGCACAATCTATTATCCCGCTCACAGTTAGATGAGTGGCGACACTTTGAAGACACACTCGATGGATTGGAGGTAGAAAATCAAAAACTTAACGACTACTTTGAATGTTTAATTGAGTGCGATTCATTAGACCAAGGACAATGCAAGAGGATCTGTAGCTACATCCTCAAATAGAATTTCTAGAGGGGTTGCCACCCCTCTTTTTTTGTGTTATGATGTGCTCACCTTACCATAAATATATGGATAGAGAAAAACTAAAACTCATCGTCAAGAACCTTAAGTCTCTGACCAATGCGTTGGAGAGTGAAGTTTATTCTGACACTGATGCATACAAAATTCAATTGCAGCAAGGTGGACCACAATTTGGATTTAAATATGATGAAGGAGACGATGATGGATACCCAGACTGATTGGCGATATAGTGAAGAGAGAATGGAATACAGGGAGGCAGCACTTAGGGTGCTGTTGTCTCGTTTTGGACACCAGATGAGACCAAATGGTGAACCAGAGTATTCACAGAAATCAATCTATGAGTGTGCTCATGACTGGGTATCGCAAGGCAACGTCAGCACGTCTGGTATTGTCAAATACTACCTAGCATACTACGAGAAAAAATGAGGTTCAAGGATACAATTAAAGCAGCAAAGACAGCAATTAAACTTGCTAAAAAGAACCCTATGCTGTATACTAATGAAGAGATCCACTACATGAAGTTGCAACTTCGTGCAGCAAAGCAGGGTCTGAAACGAAAACGTGAAATGATTAGTAAAGGATTCAAGAATGACAGCAAATCATGGGGCAGTTCGCCTGATCTCAGTCACTCCAGACGCGGAGAAGACGATGGGGTATGTAGCGAGGGTGAGCAACCCAAACAATCAGGAAAATCCTAAGGTAGCAGGACTCCTAAAGTATTGTGTAAAACATCAGCACTGGTCTGTCTTCGAGCAGGCGTTCATGACACTTGAGATCGAAACGAATCGGGGAATCGCAGCTCAAATTTTGAGGCACCGTTCGTTTACATATCAAGAGTTTTCCCAACGGTATGCTGACAGTTCTATGCTGGCAGACAAGATCCCTCTACCTGAACTGCGTCGTCAAGACACAAAGAATCGACAGAATTCTATTGATGATATTGATCCGTTTGTTCGTCAAGAGTTCCAGATCAAAATGCAGAAGCACTTTGATGAAGGAATGAAACTCTATCGGCAAATGCTTGATGCATCAATCGCAAAAGAGTGTGCTCGTTTTGTACTCCCCCTCGCTGTTCCCACCAGAATTTACATGTCGGGATCAGTTCGCTCATGGATCCATTACATTACTCTGAGATCTGCACACGGTACTCAGAAAGAACACATGGATATCGCACATCAATGTCGCGATGTTTTTATTGAACAATTCCCTACTGTATCAGAAGCACTTGAATGGTTATGAAAACACTTACACTAGAAGACTATCAAAATGCTGGAGAAACTTTCTGGCCTAAGTATTGGTACATCGCTAAAGAACTTGGGGAGGATGCCAAACCAGAGCAGATCCTCAAAGTTATGGAAGCGATTGGTGGTGTCGCATTAAAGCAGGCACTCGAAGACAAACTAGCGGGTCCATTCGGATTCAATAAAAAGGAGGAGGCAGATGCCAACGTACCCAGTAGTTAATAGAGTCACAGGAGAACAAAAGGATGTCAGGGTTCCTATCACTGAGTGGGATCAGTGGAAGGTAGACAATCCTGATTGGGATAGAGACTGGAGTGATCCATCTACCTGTCCTAACTCTGGTGAAGTTGGTGATTGGAGAGACAAGATGAGGAAAACTCATCCTGGTTTCCATGATATTATGAGAAATAAGATCGCTCCCAAAGCACCAACCAACGATAGTATTACACAAAAGTATAACTGACATGCCTGTAAAGAAGAAGACAACCAAAGCACCTGGCCAAGGGTATAGTGCCAAGCAAATGAAGCGGCGCAAACCCATTGGTGAAGAGTACATGCTGCCTATCGAACCACTGACTGACAATCAAAAGGTCATGTTCGATGCATGGGACGAGGGCAAGATGATCTATGCCTATGGTGTCGCAGGTACAGGTAAGACCTTTGTGGCGCTTTACAAGGCGCTCAAGGATGTTCTGAATGAGTACACCCCATACGAGAAGATCTATATTGTACGCTCTCTGGTCGCCACTAGAGAGATTGGTTTCCTTCCTGGCGACCATGAGGACAAGTCTTCTCTCTACCAGATCCCATACAAGAACATGGTTCAGTCCATGTTTGAGATGCCTGATGACAATTCATACGAAATGTTGTATGATAATCTTAAGCAACAGGAAACTGTATCATTCTGGTCCACTAGTTTCATCCGTGGTACTACACTGGACAACGCAATCGTTATCATTGACGAGTGCCAGAACCTGAACTTCCACGAACTTGATTCAATCATCACTCGTGTTGGACAGGATAGTAAGATTGTTTTCTGTGGTGATGCTGCACAGACTGACTTGCAAAAGATCAGTGAACGTACAGGCATCATCGACTTTCAACGTATCTTGCAACAGATGCCTGAGTTTGCTTTAGTTGAGTTTGGTATCGAAGACATCGTTCGTTCTGGTCTAGTCAAGTCGTACCTCATCAATAAGATTAACTTGGGTCTATGAAATTGTTCAATCACGTAGGACTAGATCCTATCGAAATGGTTGCTGAGATGGTGGACGGTAAGCGTGTCTACTTAACACCAACTGGTAACAAATATCCATCAGTCACTACAGTGATCGGTAACAATGCTAAGAAGATGGCGGGCATTGCTAAGTGGCGTGCCCGTGTTGGTGAGAAAGCAGCAAATGCTAAAACAACACGTGCTACAGGTAGAGGAACTAAGTATCACTCTATCGTAGAAGACTATCTCAATAATGATCTAGACTTGAAAAAGTATAAAGGTCACCCGCTTCCTGTCCTTATGTTCCATCATAGTAGGGATACTTTGGACCGCATAAATAATATTTACTTGCAGGAAGCGGCGCTCTACTCCAAACATCTAGAAGTAGCAGGGCGTGTCGATTGTATTGCAGAGTTTGATGGTGTCTTGTCAATCATTGATTTCAAGACTGCTGAAGAACCAAAACGAGAGGCGTATCTTTACGATTACTTTGTTCAAGAAACAGCATACGCATGTATGTTGCAAGAAAACTACGGGTTGACTGTTAAGCAACTCGTAACTATTGTTGCTTGTGAGAACGGTGAAACTCAAGTCAAGGTGCTTCCACCTAAGAAAGAATTCTTTATTAAATTAATGAGTTACATCGAAGAATACCAAGAACGATATGGAGAAAAAACAATTATTAGAGGATAGATTTATGACATCTGCGAGATTTTCGCAGGAGGTGGAAAAGATTGCTCTCAACAATCCTGATATGAACTACATTGATTCGGTTATCCACTACTGTGACATCAATGAGATCGAACTAGATAGTGTATCAAAGTTGATCAGTAAACCTCTTAAAGAAAAGTTGCGCCACGAGGCACAACAACTGAACTTCATGAAAAAAACTAGTCGTGCAAAATTAATGCTGGTATGAGCTTCTTTCAATCTGAATTAGTCCGTGGGGACATCCAAGAGATGGTAGAGTTGCAGCAGTTCTGCTTCAGGTCTGCCATGAATTTTGTTCTTCTAAATGAAGAACGTAGACTGGAGTATTTTGATGCTCTTACTACACTAATCGAAAAACAGAAGATCTTTTACGCTCGCATCAAGCTGAGTGACGATCCCGAAGCTGTCTCTGTCCTTGAGACAATGAAGCAAGGGGTTGTTATGCTAGGTGCCACACCTGACACACCCATCGAACAGATGTTTGATGAGTTACTTGAGAAGGTGTCATACCTCAAGCAGAGGTATGAGAATGGCGAAGGACCACCCGAGTGGGATCTAAAACGTCCTCCATCAAAGGGTTGACGCCCGACCCTTCGCCAGTTATAATGTCACAGTGATAGGGCATCACAGACCAAATCCAATTCAATCCAAATAAATCCTATGTCTTTTGCAGATCTTAAGCGTAAATCCCAGAGCAATTTCGACTTCCTTCAGAAGGAACTAGAGAAATCATCCAGCAATAAGAATGTTGATGAACGATTCTGGAAACCCGAGGTTGACGCTTCTGGAAATGGATACGCTGTTATCCGTTTCCTCCCTGCCCCTGAAGGTGAGACCCTTCCTTGGGCAAAGTTGTACTCCCATGCCTTCCAAGGTCCTGGCGGATGGTACATCGAAAACTCTCGCACCACACTTGACCGTAACGAGAAGGATCCCGTTGGTGAAGTGAACCGTCGTCTCTGGAACAGCGGTAGCGATGAAGACAAAGAGACTGCTCGTAAGCAGAAGCGTAAGCTCCAGTATTACAGCAACATCTATGTCGTCAAGGATCCTAAGCACCCTGAGAACGAGGGCAAAGTATTCCTCTACAAGTATGGCAAGAAGATCCATGATAAGATCATCGCTGCTATGCAACCTGAGTTTCAAGATGAAGAGAAGGTGAATGTCTTTGACCTTTGGGAAGGTGCTAACTTCAAACTGAAGATCAAGAAGGTCGCAGGTTACTGGAACTATGATAGTTCTGAGTTTGATTCTGTCTCTGCTCTCAGTGCAGACGATGATCAACTCGAAGCAACTTGGAAGTCTGAGCACTCCCTTGCTGCATTCACTGCACCTGATCAGTTCAAGTCCTACGAGGATCTTGAGAAGCGTTTGAACCTTGTCCTTGGCATTGGTTCACGTCCTGCTCCTCGCGTCCCTGATGAGTCCTTCGAGGATGAGTCTGAAGGTCGTGGTTCTTTCAACGATGCTGATATCATGGCACCACCTGCCCAGTCATCGTTCCGTCAGCAGATGAGTGCTCCTTCTCCTGTTAAGCAGGAAGCAGTTGTCGAAGACGATGATGCTCTGTCCTACTTCGCAAGTCTTGCTGAAGAGTGATCAAGAAATTGATGGGGGTGGTCTTCCACCCCGTAACAGTTCTCAATCTGTTATTTGTTGGATGTCTAGGAATGATTGAACTGATTCACATCAGAGCACATCATACTCTAGAGTCAGATGTTCATGGACATGTTCACAGAGCATTGAAAAAGAATCCAGAACTAGCACGATCTACTTGCTACGAACTTGACTAATGAAGAAAAAAGAAATGATCGAGGCACTACAGAAGCGTCTCGATCAACTAGAGAGGGACAACCTAGTCCTACTCTCACGAGTTGCATCACTAGAAACAAAATTTGATAATCAAATCTGTGAAAAGTGAAAAAAATTCTCCGCCAATTTTTTGGTGAAAAAGGTCAACCAGATTTCTTTAATTTGTTGTTGATATAATTGTCGTCTTTTTTGTAGAAGTTTTTAGATCTAAAATCATCTACGAACTGTTTAAAATATGCGGGTTTGAGAATGTAGATTTCTCTCTTCTTCTCATTCTCGATAGTATAATGTTCAGCAATGGTAACGGGGCGACAAACCTCGTTGCCATTTTTTATTGTCATAGTACCATCTATGTTTAACTTGTGAGTTCTATCATAGAAAGTCTTATCTACATGCATACCAGCAGTGTAGTGACCAATCTCATAAGTTTCATAGTACATGATGGTTCCCATTGGATCATCAAACTCAGAGTCTAACACCTTAGTGAGTTCTGCATTTGACATAGGCCAATCGTAAGTAGAGTTGACCATGTTATTTGTCAGTAAGATCACCCAATCATAGAATGGATTACCATATGCTTTATCAGCAACTACATCAGGACGTTCACCATCCTTGATAGTATACTTGCCAAAGAATACTGCATAAGAGAATACATCCTCATTGATCTTGTATCTACGAAAGAAATTCTTTGCAGTTACAAAATCAGATTCCGAGAAAGGATAACTGATTGGTTTCTCATCGTATTCGATGTCTGGAATTAGTGAAAAGTACATCAGTAATTGTCTACCTCTTCAGAGAATATGAGTTTGGTTTCTTGGAAGTTTAATGACAAAGAATATGCTACCATAGTACCATCATCATAGGTAGCATAGGTTCCATCAGGTGTGAAGTTAATATCAACCTGAGTAACAGCACACATCTTATATTGTGGCACATCTTTATTTAACTTACCACCACGCATGAATGATACTTTACAAACGTTTGGTACTTTGATAAAGTTGTTTGCAGCGTTCTTTCCTTTCGAGAAGTTTAGTTCTGTACCATTAGAGAACTTAGGTAGCATTGCACGTTTAAAGATCTTAAGAATCTCTTTGATCTCTATTGCTTCGTTCTTATTCCTTGGTACTAGTTTATAATTCAGTGCAAAGTTTCTTAGATCAGTGCCACCAAATAGTAGTTCAACGTTGGGGTTGAGAATAACACCACGAGTAGCACCAAAGACATCATTCTGACTAATACTTTCACCAGTAATCTTTGAGATAGTTTCTCTAACGGTTTTGTTTCCTGCGTTAGGAATGAGTTGAGAGAATGCATCTCCAAGCATATTAGCAGAATTCTGTAATACTTGTCCCACATCACCAGATCCTGCTAGAGCTAGTGCATCTCTACCCATATTACTGAATGCTTT